GCCGCCACCTGGGCCGCCACCTGGGCCGCCACCGGGGACGCCACCTGGGCCGCCACCTGGGCCGCCACCGGGGCCGCCACCGAGGACGATCTGTCCAAGTGGTACGTCATCCCGGCTGACATGCGGCGGCTGGCCGTCGAGCTCGGCGTTGGCGATTTCGGCCTTCAGTGCGCGGCCAACGCCTGGCGCATGTGGCAGGGCGGCAATCAGTGGTCTGGCTACGACGCCTACCTGTCCTTCTTCCAGGACGTCGCGCAGCTGCCGCTGGAGTACGGGAAGTACCAGCCCTGGCGCACGCTCGCGGAGCGCAGCGGCCCCCGGGTCATGCATCCCGACTTCTGCATGATCTCCGACCGACCGGCAGTGCTGACGGTGGACGAACAAAACCGCCCGCACGGCGAGAACGGGCCGTTCTGCCAGTGGCGCGATGGCGCGGCGCTGTACTCATGGCACGGCGCCCGCGTTCCGGCTGCGTGGATCGAGAACCGCGCCGCTCTCGACCCGAACGAGGTGATCCGCGCCCAAGACGTCGAGTTGCGGGCCGCCGGCGCCAGCATCGTCGGATGGTCGAAGATGCTCAGCGTGCTTAAGGCGAAGGTGATCGACGACAGCGGCTCGCCAGATGTCGGCCAGCTGATCGAACTTCGCCTTCCGGGCCTGGACGAACCCGGCCGGTTCCTCAAGGCGCACTGCCCGCGCAACGCGACGATCTGCGAAGGCGTCCCGCGGATCGATGACTTCGGCCTTCCCATCGTCACGGCGCTTCACGCGCAAGCCTGGCGCGTGGGCCTCCATCCTTCCGAATACCGTCACGCTGAGGTGCGGACCTAATCCGCGAACATCTAGAAAGGACTACCACATGAAGACCTTCAAACTCACTGCGGCCCAAGGCGAATGCAACATCCGCCGCATCGACGCGACCGCCATCCCCGCCGGCCTCGCCCCGGTCACCCCCGAAAGGGGCCTCCTGATCGTCGGCCATAGCGAGTCGGGCCATCACCACGGCTTCCGCGCTCAGGCCGGCATCACGCTGCTCGAGCGCACCAAGGACGTCCCCCAGGGGATGAAGATCCTCTACGCGATCCTCGAAAATCCGACCGAGCTGATCCAGGACGCCGCGTCCCCGCATGAGCCCCTGATGCTCGATGCCGGCGCGTACGAGGTCCGCATCAGCCGCGAGTTCGACCCCTTCGCCGAGCAAGCGCGGCGCGTCGCCGACTGACGGCCGCCGGCGAGCGCAATGCCCATCGCAAGGCACGCGCCGATGGCTCCGCGGCCCGGACCGAGACAGGACCGAAAATGACCATCCTCACCTTCCCCACCCGCCCTCTGCGCATCGCTGAGACAGCGCCTGCCGGCCGTCATGGGTATCCAGAGCCGGCCGACCGCGACCGCATCGAGATCACCGGCGGCTTGAGCAAGGTCTACGCCGTCCGGATCGATGGCGCGGTCTTCGCCGAGTTCAACACGGCCACGAACGCCCTGCGCTGCCGAGAGCACCTGATCGGCCTAGCCGGGCTAGGCGCGCTGCCGATGCCGGGACAGCTGTCGGCGGCGGTCGCCCCATGAACCTCCCCCGCCTCATCTCCATAGCCCTCGTCACGGCCTTCATCCTGGCGAGCGTCTTTGCCTGTGCCTCTGGCTATCAGGACGACGGGATCAGCCTTTGCGGAACTGATTGTGCGGGGAGGAAGTGATGGAAGCGAAGTTCACTCCGGGGCCGTGGACGGTCGTGCAGACCATCGCAACCAAGAACCCCAACATGGGCGCGTGGTCCGTCGATAGCGGTCCCGCCAACGTCGCCAATTACTGCACGTTGGCCGATGCCAGCCTGATCGCGGCGGCGCCCGATCTGTTCGAGGCGCTGCGGGATTGCCTCGGATGGCACGACTTCGCCGACGATCTGCACAAACCCATCGAGGTGCGCGCAGCCTACATGCGAGCTCGCGCCGCCCTCGCCAAGGCCCTTGGCCGATCCACTGAAAGCGAAGGTGCGTGATGTGCGAGTGCATCAACACGATCAACGCCAAGCTGGCGCCAGATCACTACCTGAACTGCACCATGTCTTTCCGTCCGGGCGAAATCGAGCGGCCCATCATCGGGCTCATCCGCCGCGATGCCTGTAAGCTGGAGACCCGGCGCGGGAAGCCCTCGTCGTTCCTGTGTAGCTACTGCCCGTTCTGCGGCGAGAAGTACGCCGAGGCCGTCCAATGAACCGTTCCTGGATCTGGTACGGCTGGAACCTAGCACTCCTCGCCGTTCTCGTGGCTACCGGCCTCATGCTCGCGGGGGTGAAGCTGTGAGCCTCGCCGCCCTCCTCATGCCGCAGCCTGAGACGGTTGCCGAGCGCATCCAGCGCCTGCAGGCCGAGGCCAAGCACCTCGCCAAGGATCACGTCAAGTCGCTCACCGCGGCCATGGCGGACCTGGAAGCTATCGCCGCCGAGATCGCCGATGGCGGCGACGCCTATCCCCCCGGCATCCGTGATATCGCCCGACGCCTGGCCGAGGACCTCGATAGCCGTGTGCAGACCATCGAAGCGATAGCGGCCCGCACATGAGCGCTCTGCCCAAGCCCCTCCCGCAAGTCCAGTGCGACCTCTGCGACTGCCCCATGACCACGGATCACCTCGTCACGCACGAGGACGGCACGTGGCGCGGCCTTCTGGTCTGCACGCAATGCATCGAGGACAGCCTCGCGGCCGCCCTGCCTGAACCGCGCTGCGAAGCAAGCTTCACCTAGGAACGATAATGCGTCACACAGACAGCATCGCCAAACTCGCGCCCGCTCTCGTCGCCGCTCTGGCCGAGATCGAGGGCGCTAGCCAATCCGGCGAAAACACCCATCTCAAGAGCAAGTACGCCACGCTTGAGGACGTGATCGAGGCGACCCGCGGCATCCTGGCGACGCACAAGATCGGCCTCATTCAGATCCCCGGCGCCATCGCCGACGGAAAGCTGAATCTCGAAACGATGCTCCTGCACGAGAGCGGGGAATACATCGTCGGCGACTTCCAAATGCCCGTTGGTAAGGGCGACCCCCAAAGCGTCGGGTCGGCTCTGACCTACGCCAGGCGATATGCCCAAAAGGCCGGCCTAAACATTCCGGACCTCGACGACGACGGCCAGGGCGTGAAGGATGCCAAGCCCAGCAAGACGCCGCGCGCCAGTCCGTCGCCGGATGGGCCGGATTGGCCCGGCTGCAACGGCAAGCCCGGCAAGTCGTCGCACGAGGCCAAGCAGGACGGCACGGCCGAGAAGTTCAAGGCCTTCCGTGCTGAACTATCGGAACTCGGATCGATGCTTGAAGTCGGGCAGTTCGTCCGCGCCCGTACGCCTGAGATCGCGCTGATGCCCCGATCCTGGCGGAAGGTGCTGGCCGAAGAATTGAGCGAAACCGAGCTGGCCATCGCCAAGCAGGCAGAGGCGGCCGAGTGATGGCCGCTGAATGCCCTCCCATCGCCCCCCGATCTGGCCCGAGGCCGAACTGCGCGCCTTCTGCCGGTCAGTCCTCATCGCCTGGCCAGGAACAAGGATCACCGTCCTTGGACCGCAGGACGTACCTCCTCGACACCCCCCGCCGGCGCCGCGACGTGGCAACCCTGGTGGCGCACCTTGAGCGAGGCTCCCGCGTCGAGATCAAGGGGCCGAAGCGGACGCTGGATCAAAATTCGCTGCTCTGGGTGTGGCTTACGGCCTTCGCGGAACAGGCGGAATGGGCCAGCAAGCGCCGAACGACCCTCGAATGGAAGGACCTGTTCACCGCGGCGGTGAAGATCGCCGCCGGCGGGGTGGAGGCCGTGCCTGGCCTGGAGGGCGGCTTGATGCTGCTGGGCCTGCATACCTCCGACATGTCCAAGGCCGAAATGGCGGACCTCCTGGCGTACATGGAGGCCAAGGCTGCGGAGTGGGGCGTCGCCCTGCCCCCGCGTGAGATTGACGACGGCCAGGGCGGCGCGGGAGCTAATAAGTCCCGCGCCGAGGCCGCCTAATGGCCCGCACCATAGACGAGTGGGTTGGCAAGGACGACGACGCCAAACCCCCGCGGACCGTTCGCGCGCGCGTCTTCAGGCATCACGAAGGCCGCTGCCATATCAGCAAGCGCAAGATCGCCGCCGGAGAGCCGTGGGACCTGGAGCATATCGTACCGCTCTGGAAGGCCAGGCCGGGCGAGAACCTGAACCGCGAAAGCAACCTCGCACCGGCGCTGAAGGTGCCCCACGCCGAGAAGACCGCCACGGAAGCCACAGAGCGCGCCAAGGCCGACCGCATCCACGCCAAGCACTACGGCTACTTCGCCAAGACGCGTCGCCCGATCCGGTCTCGCGGCTTCTCTGCGTCCAGGGGGAAGGGATGAGCGCCTGGTACAACGAGAACGACCGGCAGAAGGCGGCGACGCTGCGCAACCTCATCGAGGAGGGGGCGATCGCACCCGGCGTGGTGGACGAACGCTCCATCGTCGAAGTCCAGCCGGAAGACCTCCGCAGCTTCACCCAATGCCACTTCTTCGCTGGCGGCGGCCTCTGGTCGCTATGCCTTCGTAACGCCGGATGGCCCGATGACCGACCTGTTTGGACTGGATCTTGCCCCTGCGGACCCTTCAGCAAAGCTGGCCTCCGCAAAGGCTTCGATGACCCGCGCCACCTATGGCCGGCATGGTTTCGGCTCATCCGCATCTGCCGGCCTGTCGTGCTCTTTGGCGAACAATCTGATGAGGCGGACGCATGGCTCGATCTTGTTTCGTCTGACTTGGAAGGCGACGGCTACGCCATCGGGTCGGCTATTATACCTGCTGCGGGCTTCGGAGGCGCGCACCAGCGCCATCGCATTGGCTTCGTGGCCGACGCCGACAACGCCGAGTGGTGGTCAGAGCGTGCCCCTTGGCACGACGGCCGGTGGCCGAAGACCGGATGGGTCCAAGGCGACCGTCACCTTGGAGATGATAGCCCAACTTTCATCGTGGCCGACGCCCATGGCCGGCTCTCCAGGCACGGAGACATACAACGAAGCGGGCAACACCGACAGCTCTCGGAAGACTGTGGCGTTGGTGTCGTCCTGGACGACACCAACAACTGCGGACGGCAAGGGGGCCGGGCCAACGACCGCTCGCACGCGGCGGGGAAGGACGGTGGATCGCACGTTCGAGCGCCTGGATTATTCGGTGGAACAAGGGCTGATTGGATCGCGTGCCGCGATGGACGGTGGCGGCCGATTGAGCCCGGCACATTCCCGCTGGTTGATGCGTATCCCGGCCGTCTGGGACTCCTGCGCCTCTACGGCGATGCGATCGACGTCGAGGCGTTCACGAACCTGATCGGCGCCTACCTCGATAGCGCTCCTGTCGGAGCGGCCGCATGACGCCCCCAACACAAGACAGGATCTGTGAGATGGCCCACAAGCTCACATCAACGATCCTGGCGCGCGTGTCCGACGACACCGCGACCGACGCCGCCGCGCCGGCCGGGCCATTCAGCGCGACGTTCCTGCAGCTCCACGAGCCCGGCGCCGACAGGGTGACCCTGGTCTTCGCCAACGCCTGGCAGCGCCGTCGCTTCCTGCGGACCGTGACTGCGGCCTGGGGCGAGGAGGCCGACTGGCTCGACCAACACGAAGCATCTCAGCGCGCAAAGCCCAAAAAGGCCGGAGAGCCCGCATGACCAACGAAGATCTCAAGAAGCTGGCTGAGGCGGCGACGGGCGCTCCTTGGACGCTTCTGCCCGCCAGCTTTTCCCCTCGCATCTACATCATGCGCAAAGGCTATGGCTCGGATGACGCCGCGATTGCCGAAGTGCGAGACAGGTCGGACGCCGCCTTCATCGCCGCCGCTCGCGAAGCCGTCCCCCGTCTTCTCGAAGAGATAGAGGCCCCCATCGACATGATCCTGCATTGCCCGTCGTGCGGGCTGCAGCACATCGACGAGCCTTCCGAGGGCTGGGATAACCCTCCGCACCGCTCGCACCTCTGCCATGGCTGCGGACACATCTGGCGCCCGGCCGACAGGGCGACGAACGGCGTCGCGCACATCAGGACCGTGGGCACAAAGGACAGTCCGAGACCGCTGCGCGCCACCCCGGCAGAGATAGGGGCCAAGAACGCGGAGATCGAGAGGCTGAGGGTGGCGATGGCATGGACCGACCACGTTCAGCCCCGAACGCTGTCTGCGGCGAACGGCTATGGCGCCGGCGTCGAGATGACCTGGGACGAGTTCAACGGCATGCGCGCCGCGATCGGCCTCCGTCCACTGAAGCCCCGCCGCCGCTTCCGTGCCGCCCTTACTGAGGAGTCCTGACCATGGGAAAGCTGACGGTCGGAGACGAGTTCTTCGAGGCATGGGTGGACACTGACGAGGGCGGCCTCGGCGTCGATTTGTGGGTGATCACGGCAATTCGCGAAGGGCGCGTCTTCGCCTGCAAAAAGACCGACTACACCTGGGTCAAGCTGTCACCGAAGACGGGCGATTATGGGTGGGCCCGGAGCCTTAGCGCCTACGACCGGCGAGCGTTCGCGCAGGATGATGGGCCGCCAGCGGCGTGGGCAAAGACAAAGAGCGCCGCCTACACAAAGGCACTCCCGGCAGTCGAAGCTGCCATTAAGCGGCTAACGAAGCTGCGGGCGCAGATCACAGGTCAGCGCACCAAGGCGCGCAACCGAGCGCGTCCCACCTCCCGTGCCGCCCTAAAGGTTGAGGCCTGAGCATGGGCGGGAAGATGACAGCGGCATCCGTGATGCGCCTTTCTACGACCGAGGGGCGCCAGCGCCTGCCCGACCTCATCCAGTCGGTGTTCGGCGAGAAGCGCGTCATCATCTTCCACCGCTACGGCCGAGACCTCGCAGCGCTGGTCCCACTGGAAATGCTGCCTCAGTCCGGCGACGCTACCGTCGACGTGCCGAAGTGCTCGCAGTGCGGCGGATATTTCCCCGAAAGCACATCACAGTTCTGCGCGATGGCCATTTGTCCGCATCGCGCTCTCGATCAGGGAGACTGAGAATGGCGCTCCGCAAACACTACACCTGCGACCTGTGCGGCTCGCCGATCACCGACAAGGACGGGATCGGCATCTTCCACAAAGCGAATGGCGACATTCAGGCCGTCTACCTGCACCGAGACGGCGTCGGCCATCACCTCTGCAACACCTACATCAAGGGCCTGCGGGCCATGTTCGCGGACCTGGACCGCATCGGGAAAATCCACGCCGAGCTGGATGCGGCCGAACTCGATCAGGGAGGGGAGTAGGGTGGCGAGTAAGCGCATTGGATACGCAGACCCGCCGTACATCGGCTGCGCGCACCTCTACTCGGACCACCCCGATTATGGTGGGGAGGTCGATCATGCCGATCTGATCGAGCGGCTAGAGGCTGACTTCGACGGATGGGTGCTGCACGCCACAGCGACGCCACGTAGCTTCGCTGAACTGGCGCCGCTTGTGGAGAAGACGGGTGCCCGCTGGTGCAGCTGGGTCAAGGGTTTCGCCGCCTTCAAGCGCAACGTCTCGGTCGCCTACGCATGGGAGCCGGTGATCATCAAGCCGGCGCGTAAGCCCGTCGTCAGCAAGCGCCTCGTCATGCGCGACTGGATCGAGCATCCGATCACGCTGAAGCGCGGCCTCACGGGGGCAAAGCCCGAAGGCGTCTGCCACTGGGCGTTTGAGCTTGTCGGCGCGTGCCCCGGCGACGACCTCCGAGACCTATTCCCAGGAACCGGCGCGGTTTCGGCCGCGTGGCGCACCTGGGAGATGAAATTCGCCCTTCCGATGGACCCTGCCGCATGACCCCCACCCCATCTCCAACCGAAGCTCGGGAGAGGCTGGCGAAGTGGGCCGCTGACTGGCCGCATTGGGAGTGCACGGGCGACGTTGTCGAAGCAGTCCGCGCCCTCCTCGCTGAACGGGAAGCGCTGGAACGTGATCTGCGAGAATGTCGCGTGACCCTCGCAAGGGAGCGCGAGTATCGCACCGAAACGAAGGCCAGAGAGGCGGCGCTGGTGGGGGCGCTGAGACCGTTTGCCGCCGCGTGGGAAGCGGTCGGCCCAGCATGGTTGCGCGAGACGAGCTACCGCCGCAATGGCAAGCGCACCTCAATGCAGGCGCGCGTCGAGCCCGAAGACTTCCGCCGCGCCGCTGCCCTCCTCAACCACGACCCCGAGACCGCAGAGGGGGATGCGTGATGGGCGGTAAGCCGACGCCGAGACTGCGTCTCCTGACGGTCGCGCGGGCTGGCATGCTTGCGCTCAGTCTTGCGGCGCTCCAGCGAGCCGCCTCAAGTGAGGTCACGGCTAGGAAGGATGAGAGATGATGTGCGTTCTCGCCAATGGATGCGATTACGAATGGCGCGAGTGCTTCCTGCGCTGCAAGGCCAACAACCCCACCCCGTCCTCGGAAGTGAACGTGGAGGACGTTGCGCGGATCATTGATCCCGAGTTGGACGCGCATCTCGAAAATCAGGCCTTCGCGAAATGCCGCGCGCTGGTCGCCATAGCGCGGGGCCGCGCGGAGGAGATCGCCGCTCTCTACGCCCCCATCGTCGCAGAACGAGACGAGACGCTCCGGCTCATGGCTGACGGCCAGCTGTTCCGCAATCCCGACGAAGACCCGATGGAGTTTCAGCGCGCACTCAACCGGGTGGCGGCCGACAACGCGGTGCTCTTGAAGCTTGAAGCCGCCGAAGCCCGCGCCGAAGCTCTCCAGGCTCAAGTGGAGGGGGCGAAGAGAGCCTTCGAGGAAATCCTGTTGGAGTTGGGCTTCAAGCGGGACGAGTTCATTCTGCAAGGCCCGATGATGCTCATACGCCGGCTCGAAGTCGTCGCCACGTTCGCCCGCCAAGCCCTGTCCACTCTTAGTGGAGGCGAGAAGTGAAGGTTCCTCATACGCCAGCCCAGCAAGTGGCGCCCGCAAGCGGGCTTCACCCCAGCAACGCTGAGGGTTCTGCTCCGGAATGGTGCTTCATCTGCGCCGGAGCGGACGATGACGAGGGCTTCGACTACTGCCGCGTCTGCGGTCGCGTCGGCGTCCCACTGCCTTACGGGGTGTCGCGATGAGCCGTCACAGCATCGCTTGGCAGTGGCGCTCGATGGAGCCTGCGAAGTGCCCGCCGGACCCGGATTTTCCATATGGGAAAGCCGCCGACTTCTCGTTAGGCGCTAAGGCCTGCGCGGTCGATCTTCCTTACCCCGCGCCTGGCGTCGGGACCTGGATCATCGTCTGCGGGCTGTGCGGCTACAGCGTCGGCGTCACGGCCGCGGGGCGCGCTGACGATCCGACGAAGATAACCTTCCCCTGTAAGATCAAGGAGACCGCCTGATGTTCGTGGTCTTCGATCTGGACGGCACGCTGGCCCTCACCGAGCACCGCGAGCACTTTATGAAGCGCGAGCCGAAGGACTGGCGTGGCTTCTA